TAAACAAGCAAGGTGAAGTAACCAAGACTTATGATATAAGAGGTTGTTTCCCAACTAATCTTTCTACAATTGAACTTTCATACGATAGTGAAAATACAATTGAGGAATTTACAGTTGAGTTACAGGTTCAATATTGGGAGTCTGGAACTACTTCTTAAAAGTAGTATAAATAATATTAGATGAGGGGAGTTGTTCTCCCCTCTGATAATATTGAGGAAATGAAATGGCAGAACTTTTTGGTTTTGAGATCAATAGAAAGGGCAGTAAACAACCTGAGCTACCTTCTTTTGTTCCAAATACAGACGAAGACGGTGTAGGCGTTATTTCTACTGGCGGTCACTTTGGCCAGTATGTAGATTTAGACGGAGACAGCGCAAAAAACGAAGTAGACCTTATTTTAAAATATAGGGACATTGCTTCGCACCCAGAATGTGATGCAGCTGTTGAAGACATTGTAAATGAAGCAATTGTAGGTGATAATAAATCAGCACCTATTGAAATTATTATGGATGAAATGGATGATGCATCAGATCAGGTTAAGAAGGCTATTAAATCGGAATTTGAAAATATTATTTCGCTTCTGAGATTTAATAGTTATTCGCACGACATTTTTAGAAAATGGTATGTAGATGGTAGATTGCCATATCATATTATTATCGATAATAAAAACCCTAAAAAGGGTATACAAGAATTAAGATATATCGACCCTACAAAACTTAGAAAAATTAAAGAGGTCGAAAAAGATAAAGACCCAAAAACAGGCGCAGAGATAATTAAGAAGTCAGAAGAGTACTTCTTATTTCAAGACGCCAAAATGCAATCAGCTGATCAAGGATTAAAAATACATCCAGACTCTATTGCATACTGTACTTCGGGGATGTTAGACCCAAGTAGAAAAAGAATATTATCGTTCTTACATAAGGCTATTAAGCCAGTAAATCAGTTAAGAATGATGGAAGATTCTCTAGTTATTTACAGGATTAGTAGAGCTCCAGAACGAAGAATTTTTTATATTGATGTTGGTAACCTTCCTAAAGGTAAAGCAGAAGAATATCTAAAAAATATCATGGGCCAATATAGAAATAAGTTGGTTTATGACGCAAAGACTGGAGATATTAAAGATGATCGTAAACACATGTCGATGTTGGAAGATTTCTTCTTACCGCGTAGAGAAGGTGGTAGAGGTACAGAAATATCAACGTTACCCGGGGGAGAAAACCTCGGACAGATCGACGATATCATCTACTTCCAGAAAAAACTCTATAAGTCACTCAACGTTCCAGCTAACCGTTTAGAGCAGGAGTCTGGGTTTAATCTCGGTAGAAGTACTGAAATTACTAGAGATGAAGTTAAGTTTAAGAAGTTCTTAGATAGGCTGAGAAAAAGATTTAGTGATCTATTCTTACAACTACTAAAAACGCAGCTTATGCTAAAAGGTGTTATTACTAAGGACGATTGGCTTAAATGGAAAGAAGATATATATTTTGACTTTATCGAAGATAACTATTTTAGTGAATTAAAAGAAGCTGAAATCATTCGTGAAAGGTTTGAGATGCTTGCTCAAATGGATGAGTACGTTGGGAAATATGTATCTAATCGGTGGATTCGTAAGAATATCTTACGACAAAACGATGACGAGATTGCTGAAATCCAAAAACAAATTGAATCTGAAAAAGCTTCAGGCGAAATTGAAGATGAAGAAGAAGATTTTTAATCTTGAAGTCAAAAATTTTATAAATATATAACGAAGGAAACAAATAATGAGTATTGAAAATTTAATTGATAATGTTAAAAATGGCGATAATGTTGCTGCTGGTAAGCAGTTTAACTCTATTATGGCCGATAAATTAACAGCTGCTCTTGATGCAAAGAAGATTGAAATTGCTTCTACATTGCAAGACAGACAAGCCTCTAAAGAAGAGGAATAATAACGGAAATAAGTAAATGAAACTTATAGCAGAATTTAATGACAGTAACCTAGAGGTTATTGAAGAAAAAGTTAATGGCAAAAAGACTCTCGTGATCGAGGGTGTTTTTATGCAAGCCGATTCTAAAAATAGAAACGGTCGTATTTACGAAAAGAGCATTCTTGAAAATGCGGTAAGTAAATATGTAAAAGAACAAGTAAGTACTGGTAGAGCAGTTGGGGAACTAAACCACCCTGAAGGTCCTACTATTAACTTAGATAAAGTTTCACATAAGATTACGGAACTCAAATTTGACGGAAGTAATGTTATTGGAAAAGCATCGATCTTAGAAACCCCTATGGGGCAAATTGTAAAAGGTTTGCTTGAAGGTGGAGTTAAGCTTGGTGTATCAAGTCGTGGTATGGGTAGTCTTGTGCAAAAGAATGGCGCTATGTATGTGAAAGATGACTTTATGTTGTCTACAGTAGATATCGTTCAAGACCCTTCAGCTCCAGAGGCATTTGTCAATGGAATTATGGAAGGTGTTGATTGGGTATGGAATAATGGCGTTCTTTGTCCACAAGAAGTTGAGAAAATTGAGACTGAAATCAAGGAAGCTCGAGGTGTTAGTTCATCTGATGTCGAGATTAAAGCTTTTAAAAATTTCCTCTCTAAACTTGTAAATTCTTAATAGGAGAATAAATTATGTCTAATGACGAAATTAAAAATGATTTAGTCGAAGACGTATCAGAAACTGAAGAGCTTGATAACGAGGAGCTCGTTGAAGACGAACAAGTTCAAGACGAAGAAATCGTAGAAGCTAAAGTCAAGAAAGAAGCTGACGAAGAAGGCGATGATGATGACGAGGAAGAAGTTAAGGAAGATTCCGATGAGGAAGATGACGAAGACGAAGAGCCTGTTGTTGAAATGCCTAAAACTAAAGCTGCAATCATGGCATCAGTAAATGATATGTTGAAGAAATCAAAAAAACTAGACGCACAAAAGATTTACGCTAGCGTTGTGAAAACAATGGAAAGTGATCATGGTGATGACGAAGAAGAAGAGAAGCCAGTTAAGGAAGACGTTAACGTTGACCATATTGACTACTCTGAAGATTTAGAAAACCTAGTCGCTGAAGAAGCTACGTTGTCTGACGGTTTCCAAGCGAAAGCTGGAATTATCTTTGAAGCTGCTTTAAAATCTAAAGTAGGTGCAGAGATCGAAAGACTAGAATCTGAGTACGTTTCAAACCTTGAAGAAGAGGTAACTGAAATCAAGACTGAGCTCGTAGAAAAGGTAGATTCTTACCTTAACTATGTTGTTTCAAACTGGATGACAGAGAATGAAGTTGCGGTAACTACAGGACTTTGAAATGAAATTGCTTAAGACTTTATGACTTCTTTACAGTCAGTGTTCAAAGAACACTATATCGAGGTTCCAGAAGGTAAGGTTGACCTAATTGACGAATTGTCAGATCAGGTTGCTGAGCTTGAGGAATCATTAAATAAATCAACAGAAGAGAATATCGCACTAACTGAGTCTGTTTCCAATTTGGAAAGAGCTGAGATTGTGAGAAACGCTTCTTCTGGGCTAGCATTGACTGAAGCTGAAAAGCTTGCATCTTTGGTAGAAGATATTGATTTTGATTCAGCAGAATCTTTCGAAATGAAAGTGAATGTTGTTAAAGAGTCATACTTCAAATCTGAAGCTCAAGAATCAGTAGATGAAGCTCAAACCTTAGTTGGTACTGACGAAGCTCCGGCTGACCTCAGTGATGTAATGGCTAGATACACTTCAGCTATTTCAAAATTTAACAAATAGTCTAATAGGGGAAAACAAAAAATGTTTAACGCAGACAAAAACTTAATGGAAAAGTGGGCTCCGGTTCTCGAGCATGCTGATGTTCCATCAATTCAAGACGGCCATAAGGCAGCTGTTACAGCACGTCTTTTAGAGAACCAAGAAATCTCAGCAAGAGAAGAAGAAATTGCTAAGCAAGGTAACTTCCTTGGTGAAGCGGCTGCAGCTAACCACATTGGTGCTGGTAACGCTGATGCAATCAAAGGCTTTGATCCTGTATTGATCTCTCTCGTAAGAAGAGCAATGCCGAATCTTATTGCTTATGATATTGCTGG